TACTCTTCTCGTGTCTTGTTAAGGAGTATCTGTATACGCTTGACCTCTTGAAACATCTTGTTAAATGCCCAACCGAATGGCACAACGACCATAGTCAGGATTATGTTCCAAAATAACATTGGGTCAATGCTTTCCATCTACACCTCGTCAGGAAAATCGTGTATGGGTGCATTGCCTGTAACATTACCATCACTATCTAGAGGCACATCAAACAACACTATAAACTCTGATAACTTGGAACAGTTGTTTATCTTGGTTTCTATCGTTGCAGTTGCAGTTCTTACATCTGCTCTGTATTTACTTATATCACTCGGTATTGCTGTGTCTGCTTCTGCTTTACGTGTAACATACCAATCTGTTTTACTTAATAGCTCATTAGCCTTTTCTTTTGTTTTTGTAATCCAAATTGATTTTAATCCTAGTGTAACTAACTGTTTGCCTGTTACAGGGTTTATAAGTGCATTACCATCTTTGTCTACTTCATCTACATCTGCTAGTTTTTTCTCAATACCTTTTGCAAAGTAAAATCTGCTATCATAACTTGTATCAACATCATCTTCCCAAGTTAAACCATAACTTTTTTTATCTTCATCTGACCACACCATCCAGTTTACTGGGTGTCTTATCTTATTGTCATCTACCCAACTTTTACCTGCTTTAACTATTGTACCGTCACTTTTTTTCCAAGCCATATTTACTCCCTATTTTGCAAGTGCATACTTAAAAGGTGTTTCGGCAAATGCTGCGAATATTAATGATTCACCATTACCATTTTCATACACATCAGAACTTCTTAGTTTAAATCCATTTGATAAAAAATCAATATCGTACTCACCAGTTACTTCTTGTGAAGTTCCATTTGCTAATATTATATGTCCACCCTCATCATTTTCTGGTTGTCTTACTGCATCATGCAATCTCCAATCGGCACTTCTAGCAGTATTTTTAATTAAAACCCACGCAGGTTTGAAACCTGTGAAAACAAACGTACCATCTGCATTTCCATTACCAGTAAAATTAGCAAACCTTGAGTATCCCTCTACATCTCTAAATACGTAATAGATTACATCCGTACTTGTTCCATCATAGTTTGCGTTACCACCAATAACAGTAGAATTAAAAGTAAAGTTAAAAGGTGTACCAGATGAAGCTACGCCATTACCTTCATTTAAACCTAAATATTGACCAGATGTAAGAGAGTTTTGCCATACTGTCCATCTTGAACTTGATGCTAGATATTTTTGTATTATAAAATCAGGTGTTGCTCCAAGTCCATGTCCAACTGTCCATGTGCCACTACTAGGTGATGTTGCTTTTACAATACTAAAACCTGCTTTAGTGTTTGCTTGTACTGTGCTTGTTATAGAACCATCTGAATTGCTTGAAGTTGTGCCACCATTTGCTTTCCAGTTCCAAGCAACATATGTTCTACCACTATAGTTTACAAAACCACCATTTGTTGATGTAGTTCCATCATTAACATCAAATGAATTAGCACCTACACCTGATATAAAACCATATTCTGCTGAATTTGCTCCAACTACTGTGCCGGGTGCTGTATTAGCAGACCAATCCAAACCGTTTGCTCCTGCAAAACCTCTAGTTGAATCAAAATTTAAAGCTCCTTGAGTTGTGCCACTTCTAATTCTATGCACCACCCAATCTGGTTGAAAATCTATTTCTCCATCAATACCACTTGCACCTGACGTAATTGTTCTTGTTTGATTTCCATCACCAGTGTAAGCTAAAATTCCAAAATGATTTACTGCTTGCGTGCCAGAATTAGGACCTATGGTTGGTTCAGGAAGGTTGGCTGAACATAATGCAAGATGGTTAGTCGGTACTGAATAGGCGAAGTCACCAATACCATTTGCATCTGTATTACCTCCTGCTGAAATAGCACCACCAAATGTGCTATCTTGTCCAAAATTAAAAAATATTGCTGTTTCTCCATCAATAAATGGTACATATGTATAATTGTCAAGATCTAACGTGACCATTTCATTAGAACCAGTTGAAGGGTTTTGTTGTGAACCTGATGCTAGTTGATTAAAATATGTGCCATTTTTGTGCATAAAATACTTACCATCTGGGTTTATTGCAATTCCAATAATGTCACCTACTGCCCACGGAATACCAGAGACACTTCTATAATCATCAGATGATGAACCATCTTTATAAAAATAACCTCTTAGATGATCTATCACAGCTTTTATGGGCCACGTATTTGGGCCAGTCTCACTAGTTAAATCATCTTGTATACTAACTACACCTATATAACTGTTGTTACCTGCTCCACCTGATAACGCTCTTGCTTCAAAGTAAACACCACCTTGCGATGCTATTTCATTTATTGTCATTGAGGCTTGAACAATAGAATTATAAGTTCCCGGTGCTTCAAACTTTAGATTACCTTCTAATCCTGTTTGTTTTTGAGTTCTGTATGCTCTACGAAAATCTGAACTTGCTATACAGAAATTATTTTCAGGACTATCTATAAAGGCAGAATCTTCTGCACCAAAACCACTTACTGTCCAATGATTATCGTTACCACTTGTATCTGCACCAATTCCACTTGAATTAGCACTAGTGCCAGTTTGTTTAAATTCTAAATGCCACCCTTTGTTTCCAAAAGTAGGTGAAGAATATTCTTTTGGTATAAATATACCATTTTTAAATTCTCCTACTGTATCCACTGGAGATATATCTTGACCATCTAAATACCACCAATCAGCTAAATATCCTTGTACTCCATACGTACCGTTTGTGTGTCCAAAATAATGAGTATAATTTTGACTAAAACCAATAACAGTTGCACTTGATGAAGGATTTGTTGCAGTGTCAAACTCGGTCATTCTAACACCATTTACGTAAATCTTAACTCTATCTTCTGCCGTTCCATCAGTTGTATCTATTTGAAACCAAAAATGATACCAAGCACTTGGATCTCTGAATAATCTTTTTGATATATACTTAAAAACATTTGCTGAACCTGTGTAACTTTGAAATAGTAGCTTTTCGTTATCATCTATTGCAAAATATGATTGAGGAACACCTGAACCACCTAGAGTTGCAGAAAATATACTAGCATAATTTTCTCTGGTATATTTCAGCCAACCACCAAAAGACATTGTGGTGTTACTTGTTGCACCAGTTCCATATGCTCTTGTCATTGCACGACCATCATTAGGAAATCGCAATGATGTTGTTACCTGTTCATTGTAGAACGGTAGTCCTGTATTAGCAAACCAAAATGAATTAGAACCTGTCATACTTACCTTTACGCTTCTGTAAATGCTAACTGAGCAGCACCTAAGTGTATCTTACCATCTGCTTGAACAAAGTATGGAACGATATCTATGGCATTAGCTGCCGTGCTTAATGTTATTGACGTACCACCTGCAACAAAATATCTGTCATCAGCGTGTGATAAAGTTCTGCTACCTGTGCCATCTTGAATAAATACAAATATACCTGACTGTCCTGCAACTTCATCCCCCGGATCTTGTAAGACTATGTTACCTGTAAGAGTTAATATAAAATTAGTGTATTGCGAAAAATCAGGTGTTATATTACCAGATTGTGAACCTGCTGTTTGTGTGTTAGGTACGTTACCTGCACTAAATGTAATTGCTGTTCCAGTGCCTGCATCTGATGCAATACTGTCTAATGCAATGCTTCCTACGTTTGTTATGTTATTATCATTAAAAGATGTAGCACCTAAAGATATTGTACCTGTAGCTGTAAGATTACTTGATCCAACATCTATTGCACCAAAACCACTTGTAATTGAACCACTGTTTAACGCACCCACCGTTGTCACGTTTGATAACGTATCTAATGCAGACTCAAAATAAGTTTCAAAGTCAGTCAAGGCAACTTGAACCATTGTTCCGTTATCATTAACAACAACTCTGTCTGCATCAGCAAGTGTAGTTGAAGTTGCAGAGGTATCACCATCTATTATATTTAACTCTGCTGCTGTTGATGTGACTCCATCTAATATATTTAATTCTGCTGTTGTAGATGTTACGCCATCAAGTATGTTTAATTCTGCACCTGTAGATGTTACAGCAGTTCCACCGTAGTTTAAATTACCTGCACCGATTACAATTTCACCTGTGCCTTTAGGTGTAAGAGTGATGCCGATGTTAGTGTCATCACCTGTAGCGGCAAGGATAGGATTACTACCAGAAGCATTATTAGTGATCTCTAATTGATTAACAGCAGAACTTGTTGTTTGAAATACTACAAGTTCATTACCATTAGCATCGGCAATAAAACCACCATCTGCTATTTTAGGTGCAGTAAGTGTTTTGTTTGTTAATGTGGCAGTTGATGACGTTGAAACTAATCTAGCGTCACCACCTGTGCTTGGTAAAGTTAAAGTGTTTGATGCACTTTCTGAGTGTGGTGCTGCTATAACAATTTGTCCGTGTGAGTTTGCTTCACAATTAAATTGTATAGCTCCTTGATTAGTGTTACCCTTTACAACTACCTTTCCTGTTCCGTTTGCAGCAAGTTCAATATTGGCATTTGATGTGGTAACAATATCTTGACCGTTCATATCTAAGTTGCCACCGAGTTGTGGAGACGTATCTTCTACTACGTTTGATATCGCACCTGACGTTGCAAGTCCTGCAACAATTGCACTTCTTTGTATTTTTTTAAGTCCACCACCTGACGTATCTACTGCTAAAAACACATCATCGTTTGCAACTGTTGATATTTCAGATAAGTCACCGACTGCTGTAGGATTAAAGTTCGTACCATCTGCAACAAGTATGTGACCTGATGTATTTGTACCCATAACTAAATCATCGCCAGTTATGGTCAAGTCACCTGTTACAACTACATCACCACTGAAAGTAGCCTTACCATTTAAAGCCATATCTATGTCAAGGGCAGTTATTGCACTAGAACCATCTGTGCCTTTTATCGCAAAGTTTTTATCGGCTGTGCTTACGGTTAGTTCAGCATCACCTGAATTATTGGCTATGTCAAGAATTGATGTGCCATCATCTTTAAATGTAACGTTAGCACCATCTGCATCAAGTATGATGTCACCTGATGAATCCAAAGTTATGTCTGTGCCATCGTTTGTTATGGTATCGAGAGCAATAGATCCTAAATTAGTAAAGTTACCATCTGCTAAATCTAAAGTTCCGTTTACAGTCAGATTGCCTGATATATCTACTGCACCATTTATATCTATTGTAGTTGCTGCAATTTGTATTTCTGTATCTGCTACTAAGTCGAGTTGTCCATCGGTACTCGAATTGATGTATATAGCTGTATCTCTGAATTGTAACTTCTCTGTAGAAGCAACAAGTATGTCGTCACTAAACTCAAAATAATCCTCATCTTCCATCCATTTAAGGACACCATCGTTTGACTCACCATCAAACGTAATTGTTATATCTGTTCCTGCTGTTGCTGCACCAAACGTCAATGCGTTACCCAGTAGTTTTGTTATTGGGCCGCCTTCGTTGTCAGTGCCATCGTGAGTATGCCCTGTACTTGCTTGAAAGGCTGCTAGTAACTGATCAAACTCATCATTGGTATGAGCTGCAGTTATTGTATCGCCATCACTATACGTGGACTGTCTTGTATACGTTGCTCCCATTTACCTTCTTGCTCCCACTTGATATTCTAATTGAAAACCTTTTAGTGAATAAGGTGCTGTGCTTGTTGCACCATCCTCCACTCTTAACGCTACTGCAAAACCTGAACCTTCGACAGATTTTCTTACAATAGGTTGTGTAGGTCCTCCGTATGAAGTCGTGCCATATATAGCCGATCCATAAATACCTGCCACGTTTAAACTATCTAAGGGATAGGCTGCAGGTCGTGTTGAATCTTGTGATTCATAATCGTATCTTACAAATAAGTCTGCATCTATTGTAGATTCAGGTGCATAGTTGATGTTTACTCTTTGCATATTTTTACGTATTCCGGGGTCATTAAATGTAAGATCAGGACTTCTGTACTTTGCTTTTATAAGTTCACCGTCAAACGTATCACCTTGATCTTGTCTATAAACTACACCATCAAATCCACCGTGTATTGCTATCACATCCCCCTCTGTCACTGTGGTGTCTGTGCATGAAGGTCGCATACCTCTTAGCTTAGAAAACTCAAAAGTTTGTCCTTTTAATACACATATGACTCCTATTGTGCTTCTTTCACCACCACCCTCTTTTGAAAAAAAGATACGATACTGTGTTTTGTCTGGTATAACAAGCGATGTAAAAGATGCAGAATCTGATAAGTTTTCTCTAAATAAACTTTGCACATTAGAACTTATACTGCCTAATTCAACGTCACCAATTCTTGCTGTACCTGCAACTGTACGTAATCCGTCAGGTCCTAAGAATATAAGATCTCCTGCAAATTCTTGTATGGTGTCTCCGTTTACACACCCTATGTTTCTTGTAACAGGCTTGACTGCAAAATCACTGGATGAACTACCCCCAAGTTGAAATATTCTATTTTCACAAAATATAAATAAGTTATCACGGAAAACTTTTAAACCCACTATAACGTCATCTACTTTTATGCTACCTGCACCACTGCCAGAACTAAACGCATCTTCATCAAACGGTTGGCTAAATACTACCTCTTGTGGTGTACTAGACATACCAGAGTAAAACATGTGATTTTTAAAAGCAACAACATGTTTTGCACCCTCTACACTACTTGCTGTTACATCTGTTGCACTAAGAGATGTGTTAAACACTGTTGGATCGTTTGTGCCATCTACAACAATTAATTTATCGTTACCGTCAAAATTAAATTTTTCAAAAGAATACTTTGTTGCGTTTGTTCGCCCTGTATCTCTCGTAGTCCATGTTTCTGATACAACTGCATTTGTAGTATGAGCTGCGGCACTTGTACTGTTTGCTGATCGTGTTACGCCTGTAAAAGTTGTTGTTGTTTTACCAGTATAAGTAAATTGCTCTGAGTTTATAAATAATGTACCACTTGATGAAAAGCCTGCAGTGGATTCAACAATCACAGTGCCAGAACCACTCATTGTTGTATCAGATGCAATAGAAGTTGTTAGTATATTTGACGCTGAACTAAATATTTTTTCTCCACGAGCTGCAATAACAAAGTCGTTAAATATAGTGACCATGAGCAAGGCTTCTGTACTACTTGCTGTTTCAGGCACTGTCTGTCCAACAAACTTTTGAAAACCATTTATTCTTCGGTATCCACCCTCGATGTCTGGTTCAAAGTTTTCTAGTTCAAGAGCTTGACCGGGTTTCATTATAAATGTAGATTGGTTAAGAACTAACCCACCCTCACATACAAATGGAAATGCCGCAGTGTTACTCAAATCAGCCATACTATACTGCTCTCATATATAGTTGTTTGTTAATTAATTCTACACGCATACGTTTGATTGACTTCTCAAACTGTAGTT